GTCCGATTGGCATTCGTGAATTCCCTGGCATATTACAGATGGTTCACGAATGCCAATCGGACGGTTCACAGTGATGCGCCCCATCGCCCATTCTTTCTTGCTGGACGGTATCAGGGACGAACACCAGGGATGATTTTCCAAGATATGCCGAATGTGTGATACCATACGTGTCGACAACCCTGATTCCGCAGACAGAATCAATATGCGGGTTTGGGGATGCATATATAATACACATGCTGCAAAAATCCCAACAACTGTCGATTTGCCTGAATGACGAAATGCCATCAGTAATCCACGATGTGGCGCATCGCACAGCACACTGTACAGAAATTCCAATATCTGTTTGTGATGACTGGGGGTCTGCAATCCCAATGTGCGATTCCATTCGTCCAAAAATTCATAAAATACCGTAATCATCACGATTTTCGTTCGGTGCAGGTTCTGTTATGTGCCCGTAATCATTTATTAATTTTGGCAATGCATTTTCCAATACACTGACCAAATTGCGATATAACCCCAACACCGCACCACCAGATAATTTGTCACTGATGACAGAATGAGTATAATCAATCAGCGATTTTATATTGTCGTGGCGATTGGCCCATTCAGATAAATCAATGTTCACAGAATGTAAATCTTGGAATGCAGACAACAGAAAATTAAAGTCTGAATTCAAATCTTCGGGGTCAATCTGGGCGGTGGGCTGGTAATCAATCGTACGGGATAATGATATTTGACGAAAGATGTCTATTCTGGTATCCGCAACAGGCGCAATATCAAAAACAATATTGCCACCAGAAAAGTCTGCATTTGGCATAACAGAATAATTAATACCAGAAGTATTTGTACTGTCATTTATCGCAACATGAATGTCCGCTGTTTGAAAAAACGGAAAGCGAAATGCAAACTCGGTCGTGGTGCCGTCTGCAATATAAGTTATTTTATACATTGTTTAATCCCCCTGCCCTTGTGTCTAGCCAACTAAATCGTCAAATCTGGACAAGATTGAACGTAATAAGTTGGGACGTTTTGCCTTGGTTTGTTTTAATTTCTTTAGATTATTTCGCTCTTTTTCTGAATACGGTGCCGCAGTTTCAGATTTTAACCGCCGCAGAACCGTGCCTGCGGTAATGCCAGATGCAGATGCACCAGATGCACCATACTTGGCACGTTGGGTTGCCAAAACTTTCTTTATCAGGTTGGTCTTTTCTGCACGATCTGCAGCCATTTGTGCCAAAATTTCTTGACGTTGGTTCTTGGATTCTTTCTTGGCATCTTTGTAATCCAATATTTCTGTTACGTCAGATACAAGTTGTCCCATTTGTTTTTTCCTTTGTTTTTGTTGTTATACTGTGTACCATCCGTGCAGCGAAATTGATAACACTGTCACAGGGTACGATTCAGATCCATGCACGGTCCAGGCCGGCCGGATGCAATCGTGCATCGTTCCCAAAATATTTAACGACACATCACCACAATAGCCACGACTGCCCGGGGCAAACGCAGAATCGGGCAAACTGATATGCTGGCCATTTATATGCAATGACTGGGTGTCCAAAATACGGGCAGAAATCTTGCGTATCTTGATGCGGCGGGCATTATGCCCAGACGCACGCAGTGGCAATCCAGATGCTGTGTATGAAAAACTGTATTGGCCCGCATCATTCAGGCAACCTGAATCAAAACATTCCAGATACACACTGCCACTGCGCAGAACAGCGACATAGGTACAGCCATTGCATACTGTTACAGATAAAAATTGTCCACTGGTTCGGTACGTGCCCCACGCAGATATTCCCAATGCAGAATTGTGATTCAGCACAGACATTGTACCATCTGAACGAACAATGTATAACTGACGCATGTGGTCGTTGTATGCAATATCAATCGGGGACCCCATTAAATGCTTGGCCATAACAGATAAATCTGTGGCATTATAGTTTTCCCCCAATTCATCCAGCCCCAATTGCCGAATATCACGACCACTGGATGATATGAATATGGTGGAACCTTCCATCTTTTGCGGTGGCAGATATCGGGCAGTGTATGAACCAACCGATGTGTGCTGTTTTATATCTACCGATGATGGGGTTAATGGTTTGCTGGATATCGCCCATTCGCCTGTGTTGGTTAATATCTGCAGGTTATCACTGCTGACGACAGTGCATATCTGTTGACGTTGTTGCGACAACAATGATATAAAAATCGCTTCGTCATCCAATCCAGTGCCACTGTTGAAATTATTATGACGACCAACCTGGGACAGCCAAATGCCCGCCGGCCAATCACGAGAACCACCAAAAACCAGGCGATCTTGGTGAAAGGTTATACTGCGGGGCCAACCACGACGGGTGCCAAATGCGGCCTCGGTCCAATTTGTAACAGGGGCACTGGGCAATGTGTATGAGCCGTTAGTGTACGCAACAACCTGGGTCGGCGATATGTATTCAACAACTGTCCACTGGCGATCCAGTAAAAACAAACGACCGCGGACATTGTCTGGGGTCCAAAAATCACAACCCGTGGTAAAGGTTGCATAATTGTTGCCGGATGCGTGGGTCGTCACTGTAATCGATATTTCAGATGCATCGTCAAATCGCACAAACGGTATATTTACCGTCATGTCCGAGTCATTGCGGGAAAATGAAAAATCTGAAATCTGAAATTGATTATCATGCCCGGTTAATGTTTGGGGACAGTAATCTGGATGTACAAATATCATCGTCCCAAAACGCTGGGCATACTGCAATGCAGATACTGCATCGTATGGCCATGGGGTTATCAGGTCTTTAATCAGTGTGCCACCATGGTATATGTCCATGTGGTGGTCAGTCAGGGCCAGTATATATTCTGTGTCATCAGATACAGAAAACGGTATCAGGCGGGCCGGTCCAACCAATTCGTCCAATGACCGCAGCCCATGACGACGACACAGGCCACCACCAGATATAACATCCATATTTTCCAGTCGGGACAGCCCATAAATATTATCATTTGCATAGAATTCAGGCGAAACTTCACCGTGTGCAAATGATGTTTGTGTCTTGATAAATTCTGTCATTTTTTGTCCTGTGCAAATGTTAAAAACGTGTGCTGATAAGTGAAAAATCTGAAATTGATGGATGTGTGGATGTGCTGCTATCCAGATATTTTGCCGTTTGCAATTCTGTTTCATACAGCGCAACCAACATTCTGAATACTGTTTGATCGCCCATCAGTGGAATACAAAATTCCATCGCCAATCGTGTTACAGCCAATGATACAAAATAACTGGGGAAATCTTCGGGCGATGTTCGACGCAGAACAACAATTGTCACTGCATCAGAATCTGAAATTACACGGTTGCCAATAATGCGACCATCACATTCCAATACACGCAACACGTCAGACGGTATTAAAAAGTCACCGTCTGCATTCTGAACCAACTCAATTTTTGATGTGGCAAAACGCCATGGATGCATTGTGATTAATGCATCAATAACCGTATCAAACAATGTACGTGATAACTTGGCAGATGCACTGTCATCTGTTAATGACTGGATGGGCGATTCCCCCAGTTTTAATAATGCCATAGAACATAAATCTATCTTGGTAAGCATTTTAATTCCCCCTGATATAGTTTTTATAAATATTTGAAAAAAATGGGCTGATCAGTTGCCAGCCCATCATTGTGTGTGAACAATATCCGATAATTCACCCCTAGGCCAATGCAACGGTTGTTACATTCAGGTCTGTGATGTTTATCTTTTTAATCGCAGTGTTGTCAGATGCGTTAATGATAATAATATCACCAATATTCATCAATGTTTTTACACTGTTAAAATATCCGTTCGCAGCAACCGTAGACATCGTTTCAGATGAACTGGAATAATGCCACAGGGTAAAGCCATTTGCATACGCAATTACAGATAAGTTTTTATTCTGAAAAGCCATTTATGTTTTCCTTTTGGTTATGGTTGTTTGGTGATATATAACTTATGCAGTCGTAGTGTCCGAGCACTTAACACGAACAATGCCCGTACCATCAATCAAGACAGCCCCTTGGGACATGCTGTTGCTGATAAAGTGGGCGGCACGTTCCCCATGCCATGTGATGTCTGTTTTAACATCTTGACCACAGGCATGACCAATGCTGGATGCGTGATAAATAAAGCAATCACGATTTGTGTTTGTACATGGCAGGCCATTATACAATACCCATGTTATGCCCAACCATTTGCGGGCAATGCCACCATTTAACAATGGCGCAGAATCACCAACATAGTCAGCAGATACAAATTCATCCATCGACAACAGTTCATTCCACTGATGTACGCCAACAACTGCAAAACGACGACCATCATCGGGAACATCATTTGTATTCAAAACTTCAACTGCCGATAAAATCAAATCCTTGGTCAGACCAGTTGAATAATCGCCAACTGTCGCAGTTGCAGTATTCATTGCAGACACAATTAATTCGTCTGTCTTGCGCCCCAGGGCATACGCACCTGCAGATGCAACAACACGACGTTCATCAATGTTTGTCTTTAATTCATCCAATGCATCAACCCAATCCCCCGCATAGTAGTCTTGCAACATACATTCAACAGGTTCATGATTCAAATTCATAACCGGGACAATGCCGTGACGTGATTTTGTGCTGGCAGTGCCACGGCCAACCTTTTGAAATGTGGTCGATGCACCAATTACACCAGATTTACTGCGAACTGTTGAACGCAGTTTTGTGCCCATCTGCTGGTATGCCAAATGAACATCCGCTTCGAATTGTTTCACAAATACATTATCTATGGAAACAGACATACAATAATCCTTTTGGTTAAAATAAAAAAACAGGTAATGCGTTTTCGCATCATTTCAAATTTTGCGTTCTGGTTATGCATGATTGCGCCATAAAACAAAAATGTGCCGGGTTCACAATATGCGAATTGTCCGATAAAGATAAAAAAATATCAGTCAGACTGTGCACGATTATCTGACTGATACTTATTTAACAAAAACCCCCGCATTTGCGGGGAAGTTTTTAATTTATTTTTTCTTGCAAACTTTCTTTGCAACTGCTTTCTTTGCAGCTGGTTTTTTTGCAGCTGGTTTTTTAACTGCAACTTTTTTTACAGCAACTGCTTTCTTCGCAACTGGTTTTTTTGCCGCAACTTTTTTTACAGCAACTGCTTTCTTCGCAACTGGTTTTTTTGCCGCAACTTTTTTTACAGCAACTGCTTTCTTTGCAGCTGGTTTTTTTGCCGCAACTTTTTTTACAGCAACTGCTTTCTTTGCAGCTGGTTTTTTTGCCGCAACTTTTTTTACAGCAACTGCTTTCTTGGCAGCTGGTTTTTTTGCTGCAACTTTTTTTACAGCAACTGCTTTCTTTGCAGCTGGCTTTTTTGCTTCAACTTTTTTTACAGCGACTGCTTTCTTCGCTGCTGGCTTTTTTGCTGCTGGTTTTTTTACTTCTACTTTTTTTGCAGCTTCTTTTTTGCGTGGTCTTAAAAATGGAAATGCCATTCATCTCTCCTTTACATGTTTTGTTTGGACAGAACAAATCCGTTTTGTTCTTGTCATCTATTTTATCTGAAATGCAAATCATAGTAAAGAAGAAAGTGAATTTATTTTGCCCCTGAATACAATTTTTTAAATCCATTTTCTATTTTGCGTATGTATTCTGCATCATTATCACGCCAATATTTTGGATCACGCATCATGTGACGCAATTGTGAATCTGTTAAATTTTCTGATGCAGAATTTTCTGTGTGAACATTGGGTTCCATTGATTGCATCATTTTATAAATGCTTTGGATTCCCTGGGGTGTAGTGCATAATTCTTCAAACGCATCACGTGGTAAAAACTTTTCACCGAATGAATTTATTGCATGCAATGCGGTATTCATTTTTTCTGTGCCACCAAAGAAATTTTGCAACTGATTAATCGCACTGCTTTCATTTTGTGTTGCATATATTTCAGATACAACTGGTGATAAAAATTCGTTGGCAATTTTATAGATTTCAGAAACCTGATTACTGGTTAGACCTATGTCAAAAAATTTCTGACGCAGATTTTCATCATCATATAATTCATCTGTTGGATATTCAGATGCAGATGATGGAACACCAATCGCACGATTGAATTTTTCACGAACACTGTCATCAGATTTTTCTGTTGGAACAGTTATCATGCCACCAATCTTTTTTTCCAGTTCTGTATATGAATGCATCAATGCTTCTGTATTTAATGTGCCGTCTTGGTTCATAAATTTTTCTGGGATGTTATCCATTTTCTTTTCCTTTGGTTTCATTTGATCGGCGTAAAAAATATATTCCCGCCAGTGTAAATATCGTTTGCAACATTCCAAATACATCTGTATCACCAATTAGGTATGCACCAATCGCTGATAGTATACCGGTTGCAGTTATTATGTACGTGCGATACCCCGACAGGTATCCACCATGTATAAACTTTCTTATCATTTCTTGTGGTCCTGAATTACAGGTAGAACAATATGCCATCAATGTCCGCAATGTATCCACGGGCAATCGCCCAATCAGGCAATATGTTTGCATGATGGTACATTGTCGCACCATTACAACAATCAGGCAGTAAACCCGATAACATTCGCTGGGCGGTTCGCAGACACATCTGATATTGACGTGATGATGCGGGCACGGTTAAACGTCCATGGTGTGGCGAAGCTGTATCCAATACATCGAATATCGTTTTATCACGAATTATTGAAGATACAGATCGATTTGTCTTGGCTGACAGATTTTTAATCATCGATGTCATCGCTTCGACCAGTGACAACGATGTCGCACCAGTCTGGGCAAAAACAACACGTGCAATCTGATATGCCAATGATGCAGATGCATCTGGATTCTGTATTAATGTCAACTGCATTATTCCCCCCGATGTGATAAATAAAAAAACCACGTGGAATACACGTGGGTAAAAAAAATGCCACAACATCTGTTGTGGATAATATCTTTGCCTTTATGCGTTGTATTGTATCATAATTTCGATTAAAAGTCAAGATATTTTTTGCGCAAATAAAATATTGCACCAATCAGATGCCAATTTCATCCCCCCAAACCAGCAAATATCGTGTGTCACGACGCAATACCAATGCACCGTTTTCATTAATACCAACCAGTATCGCAGGTTCGCCCTGGTACCGAACAGGGCGATTTAAACATGCCGCCAATTCCAGCCACCGTTCCCGCACTGTTCGAAAATCAGAATGCCGCCATGTGTCAATATTTCGCAACAAACGTGACAGCAATTCGTTCAATGGGGTTTGTGAATACACATCCATCTTGGTCGTTTCGTATCTGTCAACGGTTGGATTTGAATTTACATTAATACCAATACCAACAATTACGAATGGGCCTGAATACTCGATTAAAATGCCCGCAATCTTTTTATTATCAACCAGGATATCATTTGGCCACTTAATCTGTGGGTGCATGCCAAATGATGCAATCGTTTCTGCAACCGCCACCGCAATCGCATAGGACAATCGACCATCACGTTCAGGACATGAAAATATAAAACTGATGTACAAATTTCCGTGGTGCGATACCCAGGTGCGGCGAAAACGACCCCGACCTGCACTTTGTGCCGCCGCCAAAATCACCGTCGAATCTGATGCATGCCCAGACGCAATCAATTCATGGGCATGGTCCTGGGTGCTGGGGATTTTGTCAAAAGATATTAATTTATATTTTGCCAAGACGGTATACCCCATTTTGATTTTTGATAAATTCACGTCCAAATAATTTACGCAACTGATAAATCGCAGTATCAATACTGTGTGTTGCAACATCTGGGGCATACCCCAATGCATGACGCAAATCGCCAGATGTTAAACCACCTGATTTATGTAACAACACAACAATTCGCCCCTGGATGTGCGGCAATGACACAGGATGACCAAATATTTGGTGCAGTTGGCGACCAATATCTGATGCGTTCAGAATTTCAGACTTTAATTCCAAAGGAGTTATCGGAGGTTCAATGCCCAATTCATCAAAATTTACAGCCGCAGTTTCTGTGCAATCGGCAATCGTTGCATTTAATTCAGATAAAATTCGACACCATATGGGGTCAGAACAATATATACTGATTCCACTGAACATATTTCCAGGGTAAACAATCAATAATAATTTGTCCATAAAAAACCACAATATCATGCGACATTGTGGTTTATGGGGTGTCGAAATCCAGAAATTTAATCGCGTTCAGGTGCAGGTGTATCAATAAACTTGGTAAAGTCTTGAATTTTTGCACCTGTGGACGATAAAATCTTGGAAATACTGTTGGTTGACGGCCATCTTGGTTGGCCTTCTTTGGACCAACGTTTGCTTTTGTTAAACGTTGTCGGGTCCAATCCGCTGCACTTTGCCAGACCAGAACAAGACATACCGTGTTCAGTCGCAAAGCGCTCAATCGCACGCCAGACATCATCATGTGTCATTTTTTCTCTCCCTCGGTTTTTATTCACATAAACTAGAACATATTCTTTCTGTCTAGTATGTCTTGATTTTATTCCAGGAAACCTGCGAATACAATAAGTGCCATTTCCTAGGAAAATCGTGATAAATGTGGTGGTCATATAAAAAAATCACAAATACAAAAATTTTTTTTGACAAAAGACTTGACAAATCATTTTTTGTATACTATATTCGAATCGTCGAAGGGACAAAACCCGATGACCAGATGTAAAAATCTGAATGGGAACCAGAGGTTCAGACTCCCTCCTACATTCTCTCTCCTCTGGACTCTGGCTCCCGCCCCTTTTTGTAGTTTAGAGTGTCCAATTTCTTTTTCTCCTTTTCTTCCTTTCGGGACACTCGGAAATACCGCCGGAAACGGC